TTCACGGGTCGCACGAATGGCGTGCCGATCTATGGCGTGGTCTACTCGCAGAACGCCGACACAGGCACGAGCGGGCCGTCTGTGGAGTTCACCGTTACGCCGGTCAAGCCGCCGGAGCCTGACCCCGACCCCACGCTGGACGCGCCCACGATTACGCGTGTGGTGGTTGGCTCAACGTACGTCAACCCGTTCTACACGTCGGTCGCGACGGCGGACGTGTACTACATCCGGGTCTACGACACGTCGGGCACGAAGGTAGCCGAGGCGTCGTCTACCGCGCTGACGGGCCTTGTGACTGGCCTGTCGCCATCGACTGCGTATGACGTGAAGGTGTCGGCGTATGACAACGGGCTGACGATCGAATCGCCCGAGTCTGCGGCGTACCGCGTCACAACGTCCGCGAGTGGAAGCGGACCGGGCACGCCCGCGTTGCCGCGCTCGTCAACGATGACGGTCTACTGCCAGAACAACTTTGGTATCCTGCCCACGCTGGCCCCAACGGGCAACATCCGCAAGGTGCCCGCCGTGTCGCTCGCGGTTCCGTCAACGATGGAATCGCTGGGCCAGTTGCTTGGGCAGGTGGTGGACCAAGAGCCCGAAGACCATCGCATGATCGTTCTGGCCCACGTCGGCACGGGCCGCACGGACATACCCGACATTTGCACGGGCGTAACGCCGTACACGTTCGTGGAGTCGATCGGCTACGGGAACGATTCGGTGTGGGCCGAGGGTATGCTGTCCTTCTGGGAAGGCTTCGGCGACGTTGACCCCGTGTATATCGCGATCGACGAAGAGACGCGCGGGAACAATGGCCAAGTCCTGCTGCCGCTGTGGGAGTTCCTTGGCAACAGCGGCCCAGAGCGTGCGGCCAAGTTCGTGGAGATTTACGCGAACCCCACGCTGCTGGCGCGCCTGCCCTTGGCCCTGCGCAAGTCGTCCGTCACGGAGTTGAGCCTGATTGACAACCAGTATTTCCATCCCAACTCGTTCCTCGCGGGCGTGTGGGATGCGTGGGTGTTGAAGCAGCGTGCGGTCGATATGCGGACGATCATCGTTGACACCTACGAGCGGGTGTGGGGGCGCCGCCCACGGTACTTCAACTACGACGATCGGCGTCCCACGCGGGCGCGCAAGGAAATCTTCGGCAAGCCGATGCCGGCGGGTGACGTCGCGATGGGCACCATCTCGGCCCTGCCGCTGTACCTTCAGACGCACACGAATCCCTATTCGATCCTCAACAACGGGCACCGCGCGGCGTTGGGGTTGCCGCTGCTCACAAAGGCGTACCGCTGGAATCTGTTTATCGAGTACCTCAACACGCAGCGGGCGTGCAAGACGGATTCGATGCCCCACCTTATCAACCTGCGCTACGACGGCGACAACCGCACGGCGAACGCCAACCCGCAGAACGCGGTGGAACTGATGAAGCACGTTGCGGCGATGGGCATCCGCGAGCATGTGTGGTTCGCGTCGGGCGCGACACAGGCGGACGTGACGGAGTACCAGAGCATCGTGGAGCGTGTCGAAGTGCTTGCGGTCCCGACGCGCCGCCTGCCTGTGATTCCCTACGACGCGGACAGCGTGACGACGAACGGCGTGACGACGACGTATGACGAATACGACTGGACACCGGGAGGGACGTATGACGCGATTGAAGTGTAATGCCGCGCTGATTGTGTGCATCATCCTTGCTGGCTGCGCCTCACCCAAGAAAGAGATTGAGAAGGCCGCAACGTTCGCCACCATCGAAGCCGGGTCCGCAATCACCGCACTTGATAAGGCGTCCGCCACTGGGGAGGTTGGCCCAAAGGCGGCCCCTTTCGTCGCGGATGCGAAGGCCCATATGGGGAACGTACTGGGCGCGGCGTCGTCTATCACGTCGAATCTCCCGGGTGTGAAGGACGTGGAAGGATGGTGGGTGGCGTGGATCAATGTGGGGTTGATTGGAGCGGCGTCTGTCGCCTGCTTCTACTTCCTGTGGCCCGTGCTTCCCGGCGTTATCGCGTGGATCGTGGTCAAGTTCCCGAAGGCGATGTGGGCGATCCCGCGTGCTGTGCGGGCACAAGCGAAGTTCGATGCTGAGGCGTTAGCAACTGCCCCGTCTGATTCATCGCTCTATGAAAGTATCGCTGTGAAGCGTGTCAAGAGTCCGTTCTACGAGGCTGCCTTCAAGGTGGCGAAGTCCAATCTGTGAGGATGTGTTATGCCAGATGAGTTACCCCACGAAGACGCCAGTATCCGCGACCTGATCCGCGAACAGACATACGAGATCAAAGAGTTGCGGAAGGAAATGCACCAGCAGAACGCGACGGTTACGGCGTTGGTTCGCTGGAAGACTGGCGGCGAGGTGCCCGAGAAGGGCGTGGACGTTCGCTTGGATCGGCTGGAGCAGACTGGAAAGAGGCAGGGGCGCGTGGTATGGGGCGTGCTTGCGTCTGTGATTGGGCTTGTGGTGTCGAAGGGTTGGGACTTACTTACCAAGATTCAGCCATGAACAAACTGACAACGTTCGGCATCACGAATCCAGACGAGCGACAGGTAGCCCTGCTTGTGTGGCGTCGGAACGCGGACGGTACGCCGCTACTGAGCGTTGACGATGTGGAGCGCAAGTACGTCATGGTCCCCGTCGAAGAGAATGAGACTTTCGAGAACGCGGCCAAGGCTCTTGGCTGGCAGTACACGGCGGTTGGGTTCGACGACTTCCTACAGCGGTGGACCTACTCGCTTGACAAGTTGCCCCCGCAAGAGTTCAAGGCCCTTGACCTCACCAAGTCCAAAGACGTGCTGATGCTGCACAGCAAGATCACGCGCGATAAACGATTCAGGACAAAGACGCTGATCCAGAAGGCAGAGAAGGCGATCGACAAGGCGATGGGCGTGGCGATGGGCAAGATGGAAGACCCCGACCAAGAGGTGCGCGGCGCGGAGTTGGCCGAACGCTTGGCCAAGACGGTGGTAGCCATGGAAGGAATGAACCAGACCGACGAGCATCAGGACGAGAAGAACGCGCGGTTGGATGCTGGGCTGTCCACCGAGAACACGAATATCAAACTGTGGGGCTTGGCCAAAGAAGATATGGACAGGGTGTAATGGTTGCAGTGATGGACCCAAAACGGAAGTACACGCCGAGGGGTGGAGCCTTGGAAGCGTGGCGTAGTCAGGACGAAGAAGTCCTGATCGAGGGGGCCGTCCGTACCGGCAAGTCGATGGTTTGGATTGAGAAGTCTCTGGCGGCGTGCCTTATCTATCCGGGCTGCCGAATCCTCTGGCTGCGCAAGACTCGCAAGAGCCTGAACGAATCAATCATGCAGGCGTTTGAGGACTACTCGCTCACGCCGGAACTTCGCAACTACGTCGGAATGACAAACCGTGGGCACCGCCAGCACTACATCTTCCCGAACGGGTCGATGATCGTCCCGTGTGGGCTTGATACGCCGGATGGCTTGCTCTCAACTCAGTTTGATAGGGCGTATATCTTCCAGTGCGAAGAGTTGACCGAATCGGCGTATGAGTACGTTCTCGGGCGTCTGACGGGGTACGCGACGCCGTACTCACAACTCGGATCGGATTGCAACCCGCAGCATCCCGGGCACTGGCTCAATCGTCGTTTCAAGAAAGAGAACACGCGGCGCATCCGATCGCGCCACGAGGATAACCCGCGATGGCACAACGGCACAGACTGGACACCGGAGGGCCGCAAACTTATTGCGCGCCTTGAAAGAATGACTGGCGTACGTCGTGAACGGCTTTTCCTTGGGCGTTGGGCTGGCGCAGAAGGTGCAGTCTACGACTCGTTCGATTGGGATTTGCACACGATCGACGCCATGCCGGAAGGCTGGAAGTCTTGGAAGAAGATTCGGTCGATCGACGTTGGGTTTACCAATCCATTCGTATGCCAGTGGTGGGCGATCGACGGGGACGGGCGGGCGTATCTCTATCGCGAGTACGTTGTGGCAGGTGTCACAGCAAAGAATCACGGCGACGAAATCAGGCGGCTTTCTGGTGATGAGCGGTATGAGTACACCGTCAGCGATCACGACCCCGAGGCGCGGGCAGTGCTTGCCGAGTGTGGCATCTCGACCGTGGCGGCGAATAAGACGGTGACGGTTGGAATACAGGCCGTGTCAGACAGGCTCAGTAAGGCCGGAGACGGTCGCGTGCGCCTGCAAGTCCTTCGATCCGCTCTTGTGACACCCGTACCAGAGGGCAAGCCATATGGCACTCTGTCCGAGATTGAGGCGTATCTGTGGCACCCAGCCAAGGAAGGCCGGGCCGAGAAGGAAGAACCGATCAAGGAAAACGATCACTCAATGGACGCGATGCGCTACGCGATCATGGCGATCGACAAGCCGCTGGTTCCGATCTTCGCGTTCCCCGAGGATGAGCAGGACAACAGCGGCGGCGCATTTGACGATTGGAGCGATGACGTATGACTTGGACATTGCACCTTGGCGATTGCCTCGAATACATGCGATCCATGCCAGACGGCAGCGTTGACGCGGTGGTGACGGACCCGCCGTATGGGATTTCGCTTGTACCCGGCGAAGGAAAGTTGAATGCAACTAAGCACGAAAAGATAATCGGCGACGACCGCCCATTCGACCCCTCGCCATTCCTTGGGTATAAGAAAGTTGTCGTGTGGGGAGCCAACAACTACGCAAAACGCTTGCCTGATTGCGGCGCATGGCTTGCTTGGGACAAGGTCACGAGAAACGGCTTCAAGTTGAGGATTGCAGAATACGAGTTCGCTTGGACAAACGCCACGACTAGGCATAGGGGCTTTCGTCATATGTGGTCTGGAGCATACCGGGATTCAGAACGAGGGACTAAGTACCACCCTTGTCAAAAACCTGTTGCGCTAATGAAGTGGTGTCTTGACGTTGCTGGTGTTCCCGAAGGAGCAACCGTGTTTGATCCATATTGTGGTAGTGGGAGCGTTGGCGTCGCCTGCATCCAAACAGGCCGCAACTTCATCGGCTGTGAAATCAGCCCAGAGTATCACGCCATTGCGACCCGTCGTCTGCAAGAGGCCGAGAACAATCTGTTTGCGGGAGCGACTAAATGAGCAAGGTTTCTATCGGCGTGTTTTGTGCTGCGGTCGCGTACGTCGCGCTCGTGACCGGGCTTGCGTCCGCTATCTGGGGTGAGTCGCTGTACCGCAAGGCGTTCTCTGTGATGGTCATTGCGATCGGGCTGTCCGTTGCCTGTGTCGATTGGAAGAAGGTGCCCGAATGAGTCTACTCAACTCTCTCCGCTCAATCATCACGGGCAAGGCGTGGCAGGGGTTCGCCGATTCGACTTTCCGTATCGGCGACTACAAACGAACATCGTCCATCGACCCGGCCTCTATGCGGTTGTTAGCACTCGCTAACGGGCAGGTGCTTCGCTGTGCGTGGCTCAATGCGCAGGTCGCGGCGTCATGCACGCCGCGCCTGTTCCGCAAGAAGAACGTGCGCGGTGCCAAGATTCCCGGCGAGCGTGCCGACCGCAAAGCGATGGCATACCTGCGCGGTGAGACGCCGCACGCCCTGCCCGCGAACGTGAAGGACGCGATGCGCGGTGAGGACGCTATCGAGATTCTCGACTCGGAAGTGCTGGACCTGATCCGCAAGCCCAACCCGTACCAGACGGGCACGCTCTACCGGATGGCCAAGTATTTCCATATGCAAATAGCGGGCGACTACTGGGCGCACATTGTCACGGATGCGCCGGGCGACACGCCCTACGCCCTTGCCCCGATGGTCCCGCAGTACGTCACGGTTGAGATTGGGCGCGATGGCCTGCCCTCTCGCATCCTCTACGGAAAGGACGGTTCCCGCAACGGCGGCACTGGCACGCCCTTCGACCCCGACGAGTGCGTGTGCTGGAAGTTCCGCCCCAGCCGGACGAGCCTGTACCGTGGTGAGGGATGGTTAGTGAACGCTTACCGCGAGGCGGGGCTGTTGGAACGCGCCCTCGTCGCGCAGGAAGCATCGTGGGAAAACATGCAGCGGCCCGACTGGGTGTTCATGTTGCCCAAAGAGGCCACACAGCCGCAGGTGGACGACGCCCGCAAGAGCATCGAGGGGCGTCATCGTGGTATCCGCAACGCGGGCAAGCCCTTCGTCGCCGTGGGCACGAGCATCGAAACGCTCAACTGGTCCCCAAAGGACGCGATGTATGACACCCAAGTTGAGATGATGATGAAGGTCATCCGCAACGCGGCGGGCATCCCCGAAGCCTTGCAGGACATGAACTCAGCCACATTCGAGAACGCGGCGGCGTCGGTCACGACCCACCGGCGGGACACGATCGCGCCGATGCTCAACCTTGACGCTGAACAGGACAACGAGTTCTTGCTGCCAAAGTTGGGGCTGCCCGACGGGTACTTTGTGGTCTACCCCGAGGTGGTTCCAGAGGACGACACGCGACGGGCGGCGATGGCGCAGGCGATGAAAGCCACCAACGCGGCGACGGCGAACGAGATCCGCGCCGTTCTCGGCCTCGATCCTGAGCCGTGGGGCGATGAGCCGCCCAACCAAGGCCCGCCCCCGACGTTTGGGCCGATGGGCGGGGCACCCAAGCCGCCAGCGGAGCCGCCTGACACTGAAGACGCCGCGCCAGAGATTGACCCAGAGGCGGACACAGAGGACGCAACTAAGGCCCTCAAACCGTCCTCGTTCACAATCCCCGACCGCTACGCACCCGTCGAATGCCATTGCAAGTGCCGCAAGGCCGCGCCGGACCCCCTGTCGGAGTCTGGCATCCAGCGGTTCGCGGATTCACTGGAGTTGTGGTATCGGCGGGCGGCGGAAACGTTTGGTATCAACCCCAACGGCACGGTCAACCTTCCGCCCCACGCGGCGGCCGAGTTGGCGCGGATGCTTGACGCACCATTGGCCGGCGTCACCGACGCCGCTGTCCAGCGCGCTTCGGACGCATTCCCCGACCGCATGGCATCGCTCAACGTGGAGCAGTTGCACCGCTACGGCGACAACTACCGCGTCCAGTTGGCCCGGGAAATCACCGCCAACCTCGAAAGCGAACTCACCGACGCGATCAAGCGCGGCGTAGACGAGGGGCTGTCGATGGCCGACACCACCCAGCGGATCAAAGAGATCCTGCCCGACGAGGCGGGCTGGCGTGCCCTGCGCATTGCCAACACCGAGACGACGCGGGCGAATCAAGAGACAGACCTTGAAGTGTGGAAGCAGATCGGCGTCAAAGAGAAGCGGTGGCTGCTGGCACCCGACGCATGTTCCGTCTGCCAAGCCTTCTACGCAACCTACGGCAAGAACGGCGAGCCCGTGCCCGTGGATCACGTCTACTGCCCGATGGGAACGACCATCACGGGCGCGGACGGCAAGAGCCTGACGACGTGGCGGAACGTGACTTCTGGACCACTGCACCCAAATGACAGGTGCGACCAAGTACCGCACGGTTCCTTGGACCTTGGGGAGATTGACATATGAACGACACGATCACATACCTCGATCGTTTGCGTGAGAAGGCTGGGTCGGATGACGTTGGCGTGTGGCAGTCCTACGGAAAGGGGGCCACCGTCAAGGAGCACCCGGACGGCGGGCGAGAACTCCGACTCGTGATGACCACGGACGGCGTAGACCTTGACGGCGACATTGTGGACCCAGCCGGGGCCGATTGGACGTACTGGGAGAAAACCGGCCTTCCTGTCTACTTGGACCACCAATACTCGTTCGATATGGTGGTCGGACACGGGCGGCGCGGCACGCTGAAGATGCAACCGATGGGCGGCGGCCTGTCGGGCTGGACCGTGACGGCTGGCCTTCTGAAGTCTGAGCGTGGCGATGCGATCATGGCCGTTGCCCGCGAGATGGGGCAGATTGGTTGCTCGATCGGGTTTCAGGCGCAGGAATCCCGGGCACCATCCACCGAAGAGGCCAAGCGGGTTGGCATCGCTGGCACGACGGCGCGGCGTTGCATCACGAAATGGATGGGAATCGAACTCTCCCTCACCGCTATGCCGTGCAACCCGATGGCAGGCGGAAGCCTCTCGCCCGAAGCGAAGCGCGTCATCAACGAACTCGACCGCCTCGTCACGAAGGGCATCATCTCAAAATCTGCGGCCTATTCGCTTGGACTTCCGGCCCCGACCAAACTAGCATCCACTAGCAAGCGTATCGTCAGGTACGTTCGCTAGGGTGGGAGGCGCGTTGCCGTAACTGGCCCCGCGTCGATTCCGATAGCCAAGTGCCCGTGTGCGGTTCGTCGCCCTGTGCGCCCAACCTCCATCGTCGCTCTGTCCTCGGGTGTGTCTGTAACACCGTGTATAGAGAACGAAGGAGGTTCGCATGAACCGCAAAGAACTGATCAAGGCAGCGAAGGAAGAGGGTTACGCCGATGCGAGCCCCTCCAAGGAATCAATCAAGAAGTATCTGACCGACAACGGCATCACGTTCAAGGACGCAGATGGCGCAGTTGACGTTGACGAGGCGTGGGACACCATGGCCGAAGTTGTCGTCAAGAATGGCGAACAGCCCGCCCGCAAGGACAACACCGACGCAGCGAAGAAAGCGTTTGGTCGCGTTGCCCGCGCAACCGAAGGCGAGCCGCAGTCATTCAGCATCGGCAAGAGCATGGTCGCGAAAAAGGCGTTCAACGCCAAGGCCGCTCGCGGCTTGACCATCTTCCCCGACGCCGATACCGCTGAGTTTGCTGGCGCGGCTCTCCGCTACAACATCGCCAAGACGCTGGGCGCGGACTACAACCAGAAGTCGATCGACATCGACATCATCAAGACCGCGATCACGCTCGACAACACCAACTCCGGCGCGCTCGTCCCGCTTGAACAGGTCGCAACCCTGATCTACGAGACTGAGCCTGTCGGCGTGGCCCGTACGCTCGTCAACGTTCAGCCAATGGGCAGCGATCAGCAGGCCGTGCCGCGCAAGACTGGCATCGGCTCAATGTCGTGGGTCAACGAGGCCGGTGCGATCACCGAAACCGATCAGGCTTTCGACACGATCAACCTCGTGGCCAAGAAGATGGGCCGCATCGTCAAGGCGTCCAGTGAGATCATGGAGGACAGCGCAATCGGGTTCGCCGAAGTTGCTGCGGCCTCGATTCGCGAGTCCTACGACCTTGCCCTCGACCTTGCCCTTGTTCTTGGCGACGGGACTTCGACCTACGGCGGTATCACCGGCCTTGCCAACTCCGCGAACGTCTCGACCCAGAGCGGAACCGGCTCCGGCTGGACCGGCCTGACGAAGATTGACTTCCGCAACCTGATGGCGAAGCCGAAGAACATGCAGTGGAATCGGGCGCGGTTCTTCGCGACCCGCGAGTTCTACTTGCAGGTCATGCTCCCGCTCGACGAGGCTTCCAGCCAGTTCCGCGTGCTGACCAATGCGGTCATGCCCGGCGGCGGCGAACCCATGTTCATGGGCAAGCCGGTTACGTTCATCCCGTCCGTGACTGGTATGCCATACGAGACTGGCAGCACCCAGAAATGTTGCTACTTCGGCGACTTCGTTGGCGGTGCAACGCTCGGCGAGCGTCGTTCGCTCACGGTTGATTTCTCGAAGGATGCGTACTGGGCCTCCGACATTGTTGCGTGGAAGGCCACCGCCCGCGCGACCATCAACATCCACGGTTCCGGTCGTTCCGGCAACTCCAACATCGCGGCACTCGTTACCGGCTAATCACCGACATAGGAGAAGCAAACATGCTTTCATTGCAGAAGATCAAGACTTTGCCACTTATCGGCCCGGTGACTATTGCCACCAACTCCGATACCACGGCGCGCTTCGAGTGGGGCATCTATTCCGAAGCGTGCGTGCAGATTCGTCTCAACCCCGCCACCGCAACCAACGCCAGCGTGAAGGCTCTGGTGTGCAAGTTGGAAGAGGCCGACGACACGACCACCAGCGTCTCGGCCATCACCATCGTGAACCAGTCAACTTCGGTTGCCGGGTTCTCTGGAACGACCAACTCGGTTGCCGTGTCCACGTCCGGCGAGTTCGTCTTGCCGGTCCACAACGACACCAGCGAGGCGCAGGTTATCAACCTGTACCTCGGCAAGAATGCGGGCCGCAAGCGGTACGTCCGCCTGAGCCTCCGTGGTGCAACTTCCTTCAACACCGTCTTTGCTCAGGCCCTCGTCGCTCGCGGCGAGGCGAATCCTGACACCGCGTCAGAAGCGGGCGAAGACGTCCGCGTTGTCGGCTAATCAATCACGGGCGGACCGAAAGGCCCGTCCGTGCTTTATGGAAACGGCCTTGACAGAGCGGCGTCTGAACATCGGCGGTGGCGAGTTCCCCATTGATGGATTCGAGACGATCGACCGGACAACCGGACAAGACATTCTCCCATACCTCAAGGGGCTGGAAGATGGTTCCATTGCCGAGTTGTACGCATCGCACGTTGTGGAACACTTCGGCCATCTCGAATGTAATGATGTGTTGGCCGAGTTCTACCGCGTGCTTGCGCCGGGCGGGCGCGTTCGCTTGGCAGTTCCCGACTTCGACAAGTTGTGCAAGGCGCACGTCGATGGACAGTTCAATATCCTGCCCTACGTCTACGGCGGTCAGACCGGGGCGGACGACTTCCACCGAACCGGCTTCAACTACGACGGAATGCGTCACGCGCTGCGGGCGCTTGGGTTCGTTGGGATCGGTAAGTGGTCATCGGACTACAAGGATTGCTCTCGCCTGCCCGTGTCTCTGAACGTGCTGGCGTACAAGCCCCGCGTCAAGGCTGAGGACATTTTCAAGACGACCAAGGCCGTCGGCGTGATGAGCGTCGGGCGGCTCTTGTTTGCCGACGCCGTGCGGTGCCAGAACAAGGTGCTGCCGAAGTTGGGCATTCAGGTGATCGACCTAACCGGCGCGTTCTATCGCCAGACGATGGAAGAGGTGCTAGCCAACTCGGTTGAGCAAAATCCCGACCTCGATTGGGTGGTGACGTTCGATCACGACACCGTGTTTACGCGCGACATCTTCCTTCGCATGGCCACGCTGTTTGACAACCACCCCGAGATTGACGCGCTGGCACCGATGCAGGCGCACCGCGACTTCGAGCATGTTCTGGCGTGGACTGACGGAAAGAAGATTGACCACATGGCCGAGGTGTTCCCGGTTTCGACGGCACACTTCGGAATGACGTTCATTCGTGCCAAGAAGTTGCGAGAGTTCCCGCACCCTTGGTTCTATGGAAAGCCTGATGAGCATGGGCGTTGGGGCAAGGGCCGCGTCGATGACGACATTGCGTTCTGGCGCAAGTGGAACGAGTTGGGCAACAACGTGTACGTCACGCCGCGCATTGCGGTGGGCCATATCGAGAACGTGATTCTGTGGCCGGGGAAGGACTATGCCCCGGTCGCGCAGCCGTGCAGTGATTTCTTGGCCGAGGGCGAGCCGCCCGAGGATGCTCTTTGCTAGGAGATTGAGATGGGAACGTTTGCCAATCGCGTGACAATCAATGCAGAAACTCTCGGCAAGTACGCCGGTCCGCCCGCCGTCGCGATCATCAACGCCAAGGCCACGGCGATCACGCTGGCCAACCGCCTGCAACCGCTTGGCGTGACCTCGACCAACCAGAACATCGTGCTGCTTGGCCCGACCGTTTCCCACTTCGGCGTCCGCGCTCGCGTGGGCACGGGCACGATCACGACCATGCCGAGCGTCAACATCTATCGGCTGTATGGTCCCGAGTCTGCATTCGCTTCTACCACGCTCGCGAACGATGGGACGATCGAGTTTGACGTGGTGAACCACTCGCAGGCGTATTCGGAGGCATTGTCAAGCAATACCTACAAGGAAACCATCCAAGCATTCGCGTTTACTGGATCGGTCGCATCCTCTGCCGTGACCGACTCTACCCGCAACGGTTCGTATTACTATTCCGATTGGGCGATCGGCGACCGCGGTTCGTACGTTTCCGTTGATGCTTCCTCGTCGCTGTACGCCGGTGGCGACCGCTCGTGGCTGATCCCGTCCTACGGCGCGCGTGCCGTCCTTGTGTTCCAATCCGTTGCCGCCAACGTGTCAACGACCTGTGACGTTCTCGTCTACCCGTTTGCCAAGGGGAACTCTGCCTAATGGCTATCGGCACCCTATCCGAATACAAGACCACGCGCGGAATCAGCGGCTCCGGCTTCGATTCGCGGATCACGTTCGCGCTTGAAGCGGCGGAGTCCGCGATGGAGAAGTTCTGCGGCGTGACCGACTTCGGGTCCGCGACGTACACCGACGAGGCGTACGACGGGGAGAACATCGCCGACATTTGGCTGGCGAACTGGCCGGTGACGGCTGTATCGGCGGTGAAGATTCGGTGCTACGGGACGACGGTTACGCAAGACTCGACGACGTACACCTACACGCGGCGCGGGCGGCTGATTCGCGACGGGTCCGGCCCGGGCTTCGTCTACACCGATAAGCCTCCCGAAGTCGGCTACTACTCGCCCGGCTACGTCTGGCCGCAGGGGAATCAAAACATCCTCGTGACCTACACCGCTGGGTACGCCACGATCCCCAGCGACCTGAAGCAGATTCAATACGAGATGGTGGACGCGATCCGCGCGTCGGCTGGGCGCGATCCCGCGATGCAGTCCGAGAACATCGAGTCCTATTCGTACACGCTCCAATCGGCGGCGGACAAGTGGGCCGAGTGGTCCAGCCGCATGGCCGCGTATCGGAGGGTGCTATGAGAGTGCCATACCACCTGATGCCGCACGTCGCCACCGTGGAGCAACCAATCGCCGACGGCGGGTTCTCGCAGGACGATACGGGCCAAACGCTCGTGACCACGCTTGACGAGGGCGTGGAGTTGCCCTGCCGCATCACGCCGCTCAGCGGGTCCAGTGCTATCGAGATGGGCGCGCAGGCCCTTGGCCAGATCACGTTCTCGGGCCTGTTCCCGGCGCCCGCGCCGCTCGCGTCCGACTACGGGCTGACCGACTTCCACATCAAGGACGGGGCGTTGGTATCCGTCACGACCGGAAGCGTCGAAGTTGTCTACCGCGTGATGGGACCGGCGACGATCGAATGGGCGGGCGGCGACCAAATCCTCCAGCGTGTTCTACTCCAGACGGACAGTCAGGAGGTGGAGCCGTGAGCGTCGCCACCGTCAAGTTTGACCGCACGAAGATCGTGAACGCCATGCGCCAAGTCGCGGCGGTTGCGATCAACGAGGGTGCCGCGCGGATGCAGACTGGCATCAAGGAAGGACTCAACCGCACGAGCGGGTTTCAGTCCAAGCCGGGCGGCTGGCCGGGGAAGCGGTCGGGCATGTTGGGCCGGTCGGTCAAGTTGTCGCCAGCGAAGAAGACGGACCTGAAGGCCCGCGTTGGCAGCGGAATCCCGCAGGCGTCCTACATGCAGTTCGGCGTCAAGGCCGGCCGTGGCAAGGGCCTGACGGTCCCCGTCAATGACAAGGCCGCGCGTGGGCTCGCGACGTACGGCGGCATTCGCGGGCTAGCCAAGGCCGAGGGTCTTGTGTTCCTTCGCTCGCACCACAAGCAGGACGTCGCGGGCGTGTGGGTCAAGGTGAGCGGCAAGGTGCGACGGAAGAACCAGAAGTTTGAGGTTTGGGTCGTGCTGCGCAAGAAAGTCGCCGCCCGCCCGTGGGCAACGCTTGGCCTCAAAGAGTTCCGCGACGTGTCCGTCAAGGCCGCGAAGGATGCCTTCGCGCGTGACTGGGAAGTCGTCAAGCAGCGAATCGCGGTCAAGTACGGGGGTGCCAAGCCGTGAACATGACCGCACTGACACGTTCGATCCATGCACGCATCACCGGCGACAACGGACCGGGCGGTCTGTTTGCGACCGATGGACTGCTCTACGACGCAGAGCGCGCTGGCCCCTCGCGGTTCCGGCGCAACTACGCCGATGACATTGAGACGACCGTAACCGAAGGCTCGCCCGTAGTCGTGTGGCGGATCGCGTCAATCGCGCCGGGGCAGGGCACGATGACGAGCGATGAGCATATCGCCAAGGTGGAGTTTGAGATTTACGGCAGGCCACCCAAGCGCGTGAGCGATACCGGCGATATTGACGTCGCGACCATCGCCGACCGCATCTATGGCGACGCTTCGGGACAGGTGGGGTTTCAACCGTCGTTCGGGTTGTACCGCTGGGAGCCGGACGACACCGCGTGGAATGGGTACACGCGGGCGGGACCGTTCCTGCACTTGGGCACAGAGAACGAGTACACGGACAAGGCCATTGTGATTCGATCCACGTTTGAGATTCGGTACGGGCGCACGGTGCCCCCAATCTAGGAGTAGGCTATGGGCAGGCAAGCATCAGGCGCACAGTTCAACGTCACGGCGGTCGGGTCGTCCGGCACGGGCCGATACGCATACTACCTGCTTGACCCAACGAACGGATCGTGCGCGATCCAGTCATGTTCGTGCACGGTCGATGCACCGGCTGACGACAAGACGGCGAACGGTGATTCCTACAAATCTTTCGGCACGCTCCGCAAGTCGCACACTTGGAATCTGTCGTGCCGTTTCCCGCGAACCACCCGCAAGTTGGGTCACGCTGGGTTGCTCACCGTCGGGTCTGGTTCGGCGACCGTAACACACTGTCGTACGTTTAGCCTGTCGTGCGATTATGGTGAGAATGAAATAACTCCGATCAACACGTCGGGTTATCCGTCCGGCATGGAGAAATGGTACTACTACGCACCGAAGCGGATGCCTGTTATCTCAGGATCGTGGACTGGAACACGTGATGATGCGACCGCCGAACTTGAAACGTTCTTCGAGGGCGATACCGCTCCGGGTATCACCTACAAACTGACGGAAGAGGGCGCGACCGACAATACCATCGCGTTTTCAACCATCACCACGCAGCGCATGGCCGACGCCGATATTCCCGGCGACGGCCCGCAGAACTACGGGTACAACTTCAACGCCACCGGCGCGATCACGTTCGCAGGAACCGCTGGGCTATTCCCCGCTGCGGCCCTTTCTACCGGCGTGCTTGGCCCGCAAATCTACAGCGACTCAAGCGGCTACCCCGACCAAACCATCACGGGGTTCGCGGCTGGCTCCGCAAACAAGACCATCGCGTATGTCTACCTGCGTCGTTGGAGTATCGACGTTCCGGCTACGGGTCCGATCATCGTCACGGCTGAACTTCGCGGTACCGGCCCGCTCACGTCGTCTGATTCGTAAGGGGAACTATGTCACAGGCAGGCGGACCAAACAGTGCTGGCAGCGTGAACATTGACTTCACGGGCAATGTCGCGCCGTTGGAGCAGGCCGCGAAGAAGGCGGAGCAGGTTGTAGAGGCCGCGTCCGCAAAGATGGAGCAGGCAACTACACAGGCGACAACCGCTGCAACGTCCACAGGCGCGGCTGGCGGTGCCGCTCCATATATGCCCGGCGAGAACTTTGGTCCGCAGTACGTCGCCCAGTTTGAGCAGGTCACACAGGCGACGAACAAAGCGGCTGCGGCTTCTACCGCTTGGCATACTGGCGTGGTTGCTGGTGCCCGCTCAATCATTGGTCCGATTCGTCAGGCTATCGGTGTGTTCGTTAGCCTTGGCAGCATCTTCGGCCTTGTGGCTGGTGCTGGATATGCCGTGTATCAAATGTTCACGTCGCAATCTAGGGCTGCTGCGGCATCAAAGAAGGAAGTGGAGGGCCTGCGCAAAGAACTTGAAGGGCTGTTCACAACCAAGCCACAGACAGGCATACCTCTTGAGATTCAAGAACGCCAAGAGTTATTCGCGGCTGTTCAGAGGCAACGCCAGTTTGATAGCGACAACTTCGCGAGGTACCGTGCTGGAATAATCACGCGAGGACAGTTGGACCAGTTGGACGCCGAAAGCAAGATCAAACTTGCTGAAGAGGTTGCAAATGTTCAAGAAAAGTTCCGCATAGAAAAGAACAACGCGGAAGGCAGGTCGATGATTGAGTACGCCGCCAAGCGTACAAAGTTAGAATACGACATTGCCAAGACCATCGCTGCCAACGAATCCGGCGCACTTGGGGCAACTCTCGACGCAGTAGCGGAAGAACAGAACGCGCTGGCCACGCTCAAGGATGACGAACTCAATGCTCGTCTTATGGCTATCGACCTCGAACTACAACGAAAGTTGACGGCGATCAAACAGGAAGAGGACGAAGAGAAAGCCAAAGACAAGCGTGTAGCCGCCGAGAAGATACGCCTCATGCAAGACTTCTATCGCCAGCAACGTGAGGCTCAAGCCGAAAGCACCCGCGTCGAATCCTTCTTTGCTGGCAACCAAGGCCAATCGTTCTCGCTCGCCAACCGCCAGCGAACGGCAATCGAAGGGCAACTCCCGTCCGTCAACTACCAAGGGGCTGA